TGCATATTCTCTAACCAAGCAAAACCAGGTTCTCCGTTGTCTTTTATTCGTTGACATACATCAGTATAATCCATACCAAGTTCTGCGTATATACTATTATTAGAAGTCCAACCATATGTTTCCCTCTGTGGATTTACCTTGTAGTTCTTTAAATCTAAATATTCTTCGTTATATGGATCACCGAATACGATCTCAGCAGTTCTTCTCACATTACCTGCAACAACACACTTACCGATTAGGTTCATTATGTCCACGATTGTCGTAATTGTGATTGATTTTCCTACATTCTTTTTTAACACCTCTGTGATATCACCATGTATTTCTTTTAATGGCCCGTGACCACTTGCAACACCACCAAAACCACTAATTGGTTCACCAGCTGGTCTTATTTCTGAATAATCAAATTCTACTTTACCTAAATTATGAAAATAACTTTCTAATAATAATCTTAGTGATTCTACCCAACCCTCACGAGTATCTGGTATTACATAGGTTGCTGTAGTTTTTCTATCATCCACACCCTTGACCATTATCTCTCCAGCACCTTTAGTATCGAATCCTACACCAACACCTAACATACTTGCATCCATAAGGAAACAGAAAGGTTTTGCATAATCTTCTTTGATTGTTTTAGTTGATACAAAAGCACAATTATTAAGAGCTGCATACAAACCTTTCTTTTCTGTTATAGCAGTTCCCATAGCCCATAGTCCACGACCTGGTGGTAAGAATTTCATTGTGAATATTCTCTCATACATATCTTGAGCTGACCTCTGAGCCTGCCATGCATTCCAACCCAATTGATGTGATTCAATGTGATTCTTTTGCATGGAATATGTTCCCTCTACAACCCTTTGTACGGTTTCCCACCATCTTTCATTCTTTCCATTTTCTTTAATTCTTGAGTAGGTTCTCATGTAAACCAATTCACCCAATCCATTGAAACCAAATGGTGGTTTTTTTCTTTTGTACTTTGCAATAAAATTTTCCGATAACTTAAACTTTTCCATTATTTTTTTCCCTTGTAAATGTTGTGTCGTAACATAGATAAATATAATATATATCCAATCTAAATCGTGATTTACTCAAATCCGTCTACTTTTTTTTCCATATCTTTATACTTGTTTGCTAATTCCTTTCTTAAAAACTCTTGACTATTATTCATCTGATTTTGTGTGCTCATTCCTGATTGACTGCTTCCCTCATGTATCTTAACAACACCGATATTTGTATTTATTGTCGATGGGTATGTAACACCATCTATACCAAATCTGTTTTTGATGACATGAAATCTACCTGTGTTTGCAATCTTATCCTCTACCTTTCTACTCATACTCATTACGAAATCTGCAGTCATAACCTTTGAATAATCTTCTGCTACCTTATCAGCACCAATCACATCTTCTTCAAGAGCTGATCGATTAGCCTGTGAAGCAGTCCATATTGGAATCTGTAGTTCACCAGCTAGACCACGTAAATCCTCATAGATATTTCCTATTGCATGTCTCTTTTCTTTAAAGTTACCAGTTGGCATCAAGATATCAGCATAGTCTACAATAACCATATCTACCTTAGTTCCACTTAATTCTATCTGTTTTAAGTGAGCACCTAGTGTTTGAACTGAAGCTGCTTTTGTTGGAAAGTATTTAATCAATAACTTACCTTGTAGTTCAGATAATTTTTTCGATACATCTTCTTTATAATATTTTATGTTTGATGTGGTTATACCACTAAATATAGAATCATATCTCAACCCAACATATGTTTCATTAAGTTCTAATGTATAGTGAACAATTGTTTTGTTCTTACGAATAACATGAGCACCTAAAGCTTGAAGTGTCCAAGACTTACCGATACCAGCTGGAGCAACCACCACACCCAACTCACCAGCACCTAGACCACCATCTGTTATATCATTTATGACATCCCACGGAGTTTTTACAGTTATCCTAGATGACTCTTCAAGTCTTACCTCTAATGATGGAACATAATCATGACCTAAATCTCTGGTAGTTCCTGCCTTCATAGCATCATCTATAATAGTTTTTATACCATCATAATTTTTATTCTGTAACATATCAACAGAATCCAATATTGCTTTCTTCAATGTTTGATTTTTACAAAAATCTAATGTTTCAGTTTGTACAAATTCTAAATCAGTAGCCTCTATTTGTTTCCAAACATATCTTAACTTTTCAACAACACCAGCCTTCAACACATCATTATCAATCTCATCTGTTTTGTATTTTATGACCTCTAATGTAGGTTGTTTTTTATACTCGTAGTAATAATCTCTTATAACTGTAATCAACCATTTATTGGAATCTGAATCAAACATGGATGGTTGTAATATATCACTAATAGTTCCTAAAAACTTTACATCACTCATCAATGATGCAACAATCTTAGCTTGAAACGATGTTCCAAATTGTGTTAATGTATCACCCATGTGTTTTCTCTGCATACTGATTCAGTTGATTGAAATTAGTTGCCAACCAACTGTTGATATTTGGTAATGTAGTAAATAACTTATCTTCTAAAAACATTTTTTGAAATTTAAATTTAACTAATCTGTTAATTGGTTCACGAACCCTTTCTGCTATTTTTATCTTTGTAGAACCAGATATATCGACATTAGATAATTGCATCAATTTATAATTCAATTCTATCGTATCCTTTGAATCTGGTAAAACATCAATAATTTCATCTATATTAACTATACGGTTCTCACTCAAAAATGGTAATTTTTTTTTGATAGTTTTTAAACCCAAGCCCCTTACACCAGGAATGTTATCAGATTTATCACCATCTAAAACCCTATACCAAATATAGTTATGTGCATTGATACCATACTCATCCATTACCTTATGCTCATCATACATTTTCTTTTTAGTAGGACTCCAAATTTTAATTCTACCATTAGCTAACTGTAAGAAATCTTTATCGGTAGACATAACTGTAATTTTAGATTCTGTAAGAATTTGTCTACATAAATAACCGATGGTGTCATCTGCTTCTATGTTATCATAGGATAAAACAGTTATGGGAAGTGTATCTAAATATTCGACACACCTAGATAACTGCATCATCATGTTCTGTTTCTCATCTGCCTGTGATGCAAAATCATATGCACGATTGACTCTGTATTTAGTCTTACGATTTTGTTTGTATTCAGGAAATAATTTACGTCTACGATTAGAACCACCCTTGCCATCAAATACTATGATAGCTCGGGTAGGTCTAACCATGTTTATGGTATAAGCAATACTTCTTAGAAAACCAACTATTCCACCAACGTGGATACCATCCTCATTAGTAGTTGGTATGACACTAAATACTCTGATAAAAGTATTGAGGCCATCTATTATAAGAACTTTGTCATCTGGTTTACCATCATCTAATGATCCACCATTTTTCTTTATCTCTTCAAATATAGAGAGGTGTTTTTTATTACTCACTCACTTCCTCTTCTACAATGACATCATCGATTCCAAAGTTCTTTTCATATTTAAGAATTACTTTATCACAAATCATCTCATAACAATATTTTTTAAAGTCTAAATCTTTGAGTTTTTCAGACCAATCCTTTGATTGAAATTTGATATCTTTACCATTTTGATCTTTGATTGTATACCAGCTACCACCTTGTTTAACAAGCTTGTGATCTTTTAATACGTGTAACCAACTACCCTCATCATCGATACCACTTTCAAAGTAAAGTTCAAAATCTGCATGTCTCATGGGTGGCCCTAGTCTGTTCTTAATGACTTGAGCTCTCATCTTCATACCAATGGTGTTCTTCTTAGTATCTTTGATCTGACCAAGATTTTTTAATCTGATACGAGTTGATGCATGAAACGGTAGAGCCTTACCACCACTTGTTGTCCACGGATCACCAAACATCACACCAAGTTTTTGACGTAATTGATTTGTGAATACAAGAGCTATCTTTTGTCTACCAATCATCTGAGTGATCTTTCTCATAGCCTTTGATAGGATGATTGCCTTTGATGTAGCCCAACCATCTTTA